AGCTTATGAATACACCCTTTTGTGACCTACTGAGCAAATTTACGCAGTGCATTGAGTAAAATAAAAAGGGCCCCTCAGAATGAGGAGCCCAGTGAGAGCAATTATCCCAAAACTGGAATATTATATACTCTGCCCACGCCGAGCAATCCACTGATAGATTTTACCAGTAGTTTGAACGCCTGTACCTACAATGACGCCGCTATAGGAGATATTCCTCGTAGCATCATCAAGAAGATTCGCATATGGGACAGTTGCCGCTTCGCCAACAGGAACGACTTCTGGCACACCAATACCAAGAGCAGAAACAGCGCTCGTAGGCCACGCAAATGCCGTGAAACCTGTAGAGTCGATGTTAACTGTGATGGTATTCGTTGATGTGCTGACAGCCGTACCAATGGCTGTGATGGTGCCAAGCAGACCATTGATCTGTGGCATACCCCATCCAGCAGGCATCATAATACGAACCTGTTGCCCTACAACGTAATTGTGCGTGACGTTAAGAGCAATGACGGTTGACGCGCCTTGAACAATGTCAACAATTCTTCGAGCAGGAGGATAATATCGAGGATTGAAAGGAATCACTCGAATAAACCCAGCAGTAGCAGCCGCCGCAAAGTTGAGGTCAGCACCACCAGCAGGAAGGTTGGCAATCGTTTGTGTTACGCCAGGATTGGTTGCAGAGACAGTAAAGTCCCAGCCACCAACTTGAAGCATCCCAGTCGTGCTATACACACGAACAATGTCACCAACAACAGCCGGGGAGGCTGAAGAGATGACAGCAGGAGATGCCGCGGTAATTGCAGTAAGAGCAACAGCAGCGCCTGGTGTTTGATCGCCACTATCTGTCACAAAAGTAAAGCCTGCAGTCGTAATCATTGACTCGAGAGCCAATGTCGCAGCACCATTTGTTTTCAGATTGAGATAGGCATACCCAGCTGGCAAAGAGGAATATCCCTTTGCTCTCATAACTGGGGTTGCAGCAGCAGCAGAACCTGCATCAGTGATGTTGATCAATTCAAAACTATCGTACCCAGAAGGTAGAGTGATAGATCGAACAGCCCCATCAGAGGTGAAGGTGCCTGTCAGCATTGCATGAATAGGTGTACTCATTTTTTTATTCTCCTTATGCCAACGTGCAACGTAGTTTTAGAATCCACTGATCGTTCAAGATCTTTGGTACTTCAGCAAATTTATATCCGACACTAGCATTGAGAGCCAGAGGGCCATCATAGATAGGAGGTCTGTAAATAAATTGTGCACTATACCCATCTTGTTCGACTGCAGCAAACGACTCTCTACCACAGCAGAAAATGTTGTAAACATCAGCGCCATTCATAGATGCTGATGGAGTTACGCTACCGATTGAAGACAATAAAAATCTTAAATTGGCAACCGTTCCCCATTCTGAATCTAATGTAGACTGCTGATTTGGGTATGACCATTTTTGAATGAAGCCATTGACATTGTCAAGTTGGCCAATCAAATTGGTGTGCCCAAGGCCAAAGTACGCATCGCGCACCGGGGCCGTTCCAAATTTATTTTCGCCCTCTACGCCTGTCACAAAGCTATATGCATTGTTCCCACGTAGGGTTCTAACCACATAATCTACGTCAGATCGTGTGATTTCTGTTGGGTTATCGCCATCTGCCCCACCAACACAGTTTACCATCGCTGCTGTAGAAGCAAGCATGTCTCTCATCAGCTGGTCTTCAGTCTGACGGAGAGAGACACCAAGCCTTTGTGCAGCCTCATTTAAAACAGGATCTTGGTTCTGTAAGGTGACCTGTTCATTCAATAGGATATATGTTCCATAAAAATCCATCTTGGCATCAATGTTCAATGCCGTGAGATTTTGTGGAGCAGGTGTGATCCCACTATTCCCCAATGGGACAGGGGCTGTTGCCAATGGGTTGTATCGACGGAATCTAAGGGTAGTACCACCATTTCTTGGCATTGCTTTCAAGTCTGCCGGGATCTTGTGGATCATGTATGGAACAGGCACAGAAAGCAACTTGAACGAAAAACTTTGCTGGATAGGTGCCGGCAAGGTACTCGTAGTTGTTACACTCATTTTTTTAAATCTCTATTTGAGAGATCCAAAATTATGCTGACTTTATAGCCTGTTGCATTTCTTGCCAGAGTTGTTTTCTTAGCTCTGGAGTTAGTCCGTTCTCAAATTTATGGACTTCACCTATAGCGCTGGATTTTGTCACCGACTGGACTGAAACAGGTTTGCGAGAATTTTCTAGAGCCTTTGCTTTCTGTGGCTGATTTTTCGCCATATCTCCTATTCCTGTTCTTTTTAGCATTTTATAGGCCGCAACTGCTTGCTCATATGGATTCTGAGCTAAGGCATATAAAGACATTGCAAGTTCTGGATCTTGTTGTTTTAAAAGATCTATGTTGTCTTGGGTTACAACGTCTTCATAGTCAGGGAATTTCATTCGTAAACGTTCATCAGCCGTCGACGCTTCTCTCTCTCGAATAGCCTGATCTGCAACTTCTCTCGCCATCTTTTGAGCAAGGCTTTTAGCCTGTTTTGCTGTGACAATATCGTCATCTGCGAGCTTTGCTAGATCATCTTCATCTTGAGCTGGAGCATGTTGAGTCTGAAGCTTTCGAATAAGTTCATCCTGTTCTTCTGTACGACGTTCTAACTCTTGCATTTTCCTGCGAGCATCGCGCCAATTCCTATCTTGATCAGTCATGACCTGAGCTTGAGGGACTTGGACTTCCTGCTGCGGGACGTCCTGCGTTTGTTCTGATTCAGAAGGTTGAGCGACTTCCTCATTATTTGTTGTCACGCCCTGGATGTTTTCTTCTTCAGTCAATGTGCATTCCTTGGGTTTGCGAGACCCCGTTACGCCTATAAGTTTATGTTTGAGCTAGACAGATTACGTCTGTCAAGCGACTATTTTAGTCCAAACAATTCTCTTGATAGGCCAAAGGAATTATTTTGTCAAATATTTCTGTGTATAGATTTATTGAAGGACAGTTTTGAAGACTAGAGAGAAAACGGCCCATAAAGTGTTGTCAAGGCGATATTTCTTGTGAAATAATGTTTGCGAAAGGAAAATTGGTGATCTGTTGATTTGTGCAAAAGCTCTTGAAAACTGAGCAAAGTTCACAAATTCTTTAACTTTTTGTCAATTCATCATCGAAACGATTATTTGATTAAAAATATCATTGCGAAGTACGTGAGAAAATAGCTTGTCGAATTTAGGCTAATGCAGGATGATCGAGGCAAAAAAGGAGCTATTATGAAGAGATTGGTTGTTGCGATGGCTGTGTTTGCAAGCGTGTTTTGCTTGGCATGGTCACCGAGTGATGAACAAACAGGAGAAGACAAAAGAGAGTGCGGGCCTAGCTTGCCAGGAAATGCCGATGGATGGGCTGATTCACACGAAGGCAATAATGCTTGGGCAATTAAAGTTAAGAAGACATCAGGACCTACAGGTCCAGGTTGGCAATATTATGTGTCATTGACGAGTGATCATTATGCAGGGCCAAATGGAGTGGATTAGCGTTAAAGATGGTTTACCTGAGACAAAATTAGATGAAAATGTCCTTGTTTATACGACAAGTGGTGTTGTAATCTCAAGGTTAGTTAAAGAGTATGGAAATTTTGTGTGGCAACTTCCATGGGGAAATTTCACGGAGGATGTAACTCACTGGATGCCTCTACCTAAACCACCTCAAGACGCCCACTCAAATGAATAAGAGTCGCGATCAAGGTTTTTGGTGAAGCAATCTTCTATCCATTTGACAAGCTTGGGATCGTATTGCTCAGGGTTTTTAGCAATCGTAATGCAGTCCTGCCAACCCGGAAGTGACCACAGTGCTTCAATATGGCCTTTCTTAGCGTCAACCATATAGAGCGTCTTGGTGGCATTAGGATACTGTTCCATCATTTGAAATGCATGAGGAGGAGTCTGGCGAGCAATAAACCAGTTTCTAACGACATTTACTGCCCACATTTCTTTCTTTGTGATGACAAAGACATAAAACGGGGACTTGTATTTGTGTTGGTTTTCCTCAATGCACTTCTCAATCTCCTTAGCATAGTCAGGAGAATAGGCATCTAGTGTTTCGCCTACAGTCTGCTCTTGATGAGGCTTAGAAAGGATATCAACGACAGCCTGGCCAACTCTCTTGGCATGAGAGCCAAACCTATTGTAGTCGTATTTATCCTTAGGCTGCTCGTTTTCTTTGCCGGGGATCTTGAGAACAACCATTCGTTGCCTACTTATGATGCATTTTCTTGAGAGTAATGGCTAATCGAGCTCTTTTTCCTGTCACCCCAGGTTTTGACGCGGCCTTCATAAGCTTAGGAACGGGGATCTTGCCAGTCTTCTTGCTCACACCTAGTGTCTTTTTCAAATTTCCTTTTGTCGAAGGATTTAACGCTTTTTGTATCCATTTAGTCTGAGTCATGCTATGCTCATTGTTGTATGAAAAAAATGATAAAAACCTGTCCCGTCTGTCTTAAGGAATTTCCCGTTTGGATTTGCCAAGCGCACCGAGTCTTCACTTGTAGTAGGAAATGTTCTGATATTCGGAAGACAAAACCTGATGTTACTAATAAATGCGCGCAATGCTCTGTAGAATTTATAGCAAAAAGAAATCCCAAGGCTCCCCAAAAGTTTTGTTCTAGAAAATGCGCTCATGAAGGAATGAGAAAACCAATCCCTAGAACATGTAAGGAATGTGGTAAATCTTTCATGGTAACGCCATTTAGAATAAAAGATGGACACGGGAAAGGCACATTTTGTTCGAAAAAATGTCAGTTGCAAAACTGGAATAGAAAATCTATTAAGGCCGAACGTCCCAGTTGCTATAGAAAAAATGCATGGAAGGTTTTTGAAAAGCGATGCCATGATTGTGGCGTCAAGGATGAACGAATCCTTATTATTCATCATATTGACGGGAATAGAAAAAACGGTGTCATTCAAAACCTCGTTCCTCTTTGTCAAAATTGTCATTGTCTTCGACATATTGCTTTAAATGGCGATAATAGAGTCCCTTCTCATTTCAGACGGGGCTAATCATTATCGACCCCTACAACCGTGCTTCATGGACTTCATTAGGGATTTGTCTTTCTTGATGGCACTTCGTTGCTCTTTAATGTCTTCCTTGAGATGACTGGCCACTTTCTTGCCTGGCATAGCCTTCTTGAGCATCGTGCTAAACATCTTTTTGTCAGCAGCTGCATCATCATGTCCGCGCATAGGAATCCTATTGTTAATGCTGAAGGTAAGGTCCCGTGAGGATGGTCTTTTCCATCTTCTTTTTCTTAGGGACCTTGACACCCTTGCTTTTCATGACTTGTTCAGCCACCTTTTGTGGCTTGCCACCAGGGCGAATCATGATCATATTATTTTTGGTTCGACATGTATTTCTTGGCTTTTCCTTTGCCATGAGAAATGGTTTCGTCAATCCCAGTGATAGTATCGTCGAGTTCTTCTCCAAGGCCTTCTTGCTTTGGATATTGGCTCATGTGTACATCTTGGGGCATATTTGCGAAGCTGGTTTTGTCGTGACCAAAACTTTTTTGAGACTTGCTTGACATCGTATTCCTCCTTAAGGAATATTTTTAGTTTACAATGTGAATCTAGTAAATAAAGGATTTTTTTTCAATGAAGTTTTCACTTGAAATGGGTAAGGTTGTAAAAAAACACTATCTTCCCTGACTAATGGCGAACTTCTCTTCCATTAGGTAAACTGACACGAATTTTCCTATCTTTAAATACGAGGGTCTGTTAATCTCTCTTGCATGGAAGAGAAAATATCAGGAAAAGGAGCTGGCGGAATCGCAATTGCATATTATTCGTTAAGAGGAATGGTGAGTATTCCCTTATCGCCTTGTGCATATAATTTGCTGTTTGATGACGGAAAAGATATTTACAAAATAAATGTGATCTCTTGTAGCTACAAGACAAAATACGGTGTCTATACAGCAGCAATAAGAACAATGGGAGGGAATCATCCAGGCCAGGTTTGCAAGAAATTCGATCCATCAACATGTGACATTGTTTTTATTGTTAATAATGATTTTGATATCTTTGCAATTCCATCTAGTGAAATAAAATCAGAAAGACAAATATCCCTTTCTGTTTACGAAGAATATAAGATTAGATTTTTAGGGGGCATCGCATAGTGGCAATTGCAAGGGGCTGTAAACCCCTCGTCTCACGACTTCGTTGGTTCAAGTCCAGCTGCCCCCATTCGATCATAGAGTTTTTTACAGAATTCTCAGGAGTCTGAACAGAGTCTAAAACATCGATGACGTGAGAGACTTGCTCGAGATCTTCTTCTTCAATTTCATCGATGAGATTATGTATGTATTCGAAGATCATTTTTCACTCAGTTTTGCAGCGTTTACCTAATCTTCCACCGTCGCCATTATGCTTTGAAACCATGCTTGACTCATAGCTATTAGGCACAGGAACCCAATACCAATCGCGATCTTCATGAATTGCCCAGGCATGCATTGACCAATCATCTTCAGGCTTGATATGGATAAGCTTGTGAATTTCATTGCTGATAATGGCAAACTTCTCTTGCATTATGCTGGTGTCCCCTGAGGCATTTGAGGCTGATTTACTTGCTGTTTGGGCTCAATCTGATTTTGCACAGCATTAGACTGCATAATCTGGATCGCCTGCCCTATCTGAGCAATATCCATCCCCTCAATTTCTTTTACAGCCTTGACAAGATTAAGGAAAGCGCCAGTCTTATCTTCTTCAGATCTCTTGAGTCGCTCTTGAGCCTCTGCCATGTCAACCTGGACCTTACTCATCCTCTCAGCAGCCTGTGCCTGTTGTGCCGCCGCAAACCCAATCTTCGTCTCGTTATCGACCTGCATATTCTGCATTTGGGCTTGAGCCATCTGCTGCTCTTGCTCTGCTGTTTGTTGCTCTCTTTGCTTAATTTCCTCAATAAGCTTGTCTTTATTGGGCAATTGCATGTTCTCGAGGATATATTCAGTCGGGATGTCAACGCCAAGCTCACGAAGGTACAGCGCCTGCTGAAGGGCAAGTTGTTTCTGGGTGGATGTTAGCGGGGCTTCTTCAACGATCGCGTCATATGTGCTAAAGGCCCTATTATAAAACTCTTCTGTTGGCTCATCGTTGATAATTCGACTAACTTTGCCTGGAGTCCAATTGGCCTGCATCATTTGCATGTGGATTCTACCAAGAAGGCATTGAGATTGGTCGAGGTTGTCAAAGAGGCCCTGCAAGGTGACTAAGCCTGCCCCCTGTCGTAATATTGATAAGACCCCAGCTTTATCATCAACAGCGCTACCTAACAACTCCTCATTCACGCCCGATATCTGCTGCATTTCATTGCCGAGCATATCAGACAGTTGGATCATGCTAGGGGGAACTTGGGGAGGAAGAATCTGCTCTACATCTGTCATCTCTGCTTCAGCTTTAAGAGCTAGGCCACGACCTTGACCTTGGAGGAAGACGTCTTTAGGATTGACTAAGGCATTCTCTTTATATTTCCAGCCAGAGGTGATTTGGGATTCGAGAATGTCAAGGGAAGTGATCATGCGACGATTGAAAAGGTACTGAGCGTCGCGGATACCCCTAACCACCCCCTGTACACGCCAAGGGAAATAGGGGATCTCTGGTGTATAATAGGCCCAGACAGGGACAAATGGATAGCAATCTATACCTAATGGGTTTGGCCCGTGGTACATGACCTTGCCTTGAACAACGATGGCTAGTTTTACTGAGGGGATTTCATTTTTGGTAACAATGGTTTGTGGATATAGGTGGAGGAATTCTCGCAAATCCTCATCTTCTCCACGCCACTCAATTGATTCGCCTGTCTCTGTATCAACAATTACCTGCTGAGATCTCGTGGATAGGTACCAGAACTCGTCGTAGATAATGAGATCTTGCTGGCCATAGTTATATGCCTCACACATAAATTGAAACTTGCCATCCCTATTTCCCCATCCAGCAAGTCCCTTAATTTCATCTTCACGACCAGGCAAAAGAGCCATCACCTGGTTTCTACTCAAGTATTTCCTTGTCCATAAAGAATTACAATCAGATAGGTCTTTTTTTTTGAAATATGGATCAATCAAATAACCATTATATGATACATTGTCAACCTTAATTTCGCCATTGACACAATCCCTAGAGTAATCCATCCATGTGCTCAAAAGATTCATACCTGAAGTAAGAGCGCCTTCAAATGCATCAGAAATCGTCTCGAGTACGCCGCCATGGGTATTGACATGATAAAAGAGCTTGGTAAATTGATCTGCTGTGTGTTGAGAGCCGGCCTCAATAGGCGTCACCGTGGTGCTCTTCCTATGCTGTCTCTGATATCCTGAGATCATATTGACTATTCGACGAATTCTATTGAAATTGAACTGTCTTCGCCTAAAGCTAGGTAAGTTCCCATAAATATCATTGTACAGTGTCTGGTCTCCCGCAAGAAATCTATTGTCGATATCTGCCTCGGACCAAAAACTCTGGTTTATCGTGATATATTTTGCATAGGTGTTATCCATCATTTTTAGAATATTATGATCGTTGTCGACATAATATGAGTCTGAGAGTTGGGGAAATAGCGTCATAGGCCCTGCACTTAAATAATTTCCTTTACAATACTAGTATGCAGGTTTTTATTCAAAGTCTAGCAATTTTGTTGTTGAGAAAAAATCAGAGGAAAAGCAAGGTGTGTCTTTATAGACAGGATCCACAGAATCTGAGATGAAGAGAATATATATAAATTCTTCTTCTTAAGACAGTGTTGGTCCTGTTAATAGCACCCTTACACGACCTGTTCATAGCAGTGTCAATAGCGAGGTAGTAAATGAGAAGAGGGAAGGCTTCTGAAGAGAATGTGTATGAAATGAGGAGGTTGCTAGATGACTATAGGCAGCTACTCGATGAAATGCTTTTTAAGACACGCTGGTACCACGCTGCAGATGAGGATGAGATCATTACGCTTATCCTAGAGACTCAGCTCCTAGCCCAAGACTTTAAAAATGCCCTAACATTATTACATGAGGAAAGATATGGAACAGATGAGTAATGAAGAAACGAATGAGATGGCAGCTCCTTCTCGAGAAATGCTTGAGAAGATTGGTCTGCGAGCAAATAAGCTCATAGCAGAGTTCTTTAAGCTTGTGAAGAGTGATGAGGAGTACAACAAACAGTGCGCAGAGAACGAGAATAAGATTGAGGTATGGCAGGTAGAGGCATCAGCATTGATGCAGACTTCCGCAGCCATAGCATCAAGCATAATCATGTCGCTCCACCATCAAGGAGTTGCCATTAATCAGCTCATCGAAGATCATATTGCATCAATAAAAAGATACATCGATCAGACAGATAAACCTGGGGAGAAGACCGATGACCAGTGATATTACGATAAGGGAAGAGGATCTGCGCCTCATTGAGAAAAGGTCATTGAAAGCTCTCCATATTCTGAATACCTTTCTCGAGGAAACAAGCGACCTAGAAGAAGATTGCTCTGAGGAAGAAAAGATCATTCGAATAAATAGAGAGATCCAGGTTGTCTTTCAGACTGCTGCTCAATTTTCCGCCAAGGCATTGGTAACCATCTCTAGATACATTGATCATGGAGAATCTCTTATCGATATCCATGAATCTTTCATCGCCTTAGTTGATTCATATATGGCGGAATTGGAAGAACAAGAAGACATGCGTTGTGAAAAAAGAAAAAGGAAAGGGAAAAAATGAAATATCTAACACTTGCTTTATTGGCTCTATTCTCCACCGCAAAAGCCTGCGACACGTCATTCCTACCATTTCAAGATGAAAAACATCCAGAGAGATATCACATGAATTTAGGGACACCTCCTATTGCTTGTCAGGGTCCTAATGCACACTTCAGTATTTATTATTTTGACGACGAAAACCGCATAGAAGCAATGTTTGAAGTGAAGTCTATTAGAATAGATGATAGAGGAATCTATTTTAATAAATCAGACATTATTTCAAAGAAGATATGCAAAAAATAAACAAGACTATTCTAGTTTAGAGGAGAATAGAATGGAAGAAGAGTTCCCCCCTAAGAATTGCCCACATTGCAAAGCCCTTCTTGATGATGGCGACATCTACGAACGATTCCTCAAAGAGTATGAGGGAGATGAAGGAAAGGCTCTGGAAACTGCTGAATGCTATGGATGGACAAAGGAAAAGCCCAGGAGGTTTTCAAGGGCAGTTGGATACTATTCCATGGAGACAGACAGGACAGAGTTTTACTTTTGCCCAGATTGCAAGATGAAGATTGATTGGCCTATTCGATTGTCAGATGCAGAAAAAGATGCCAGGAGGAGAGGCAAGCTGATGCAAGTGTTTGAGGATTAATGAGGCTGGTGAA